CGACGCCACCTGCGCGGAGCGGATTTCGCGCGCGCGATGCGGCGCGGCGAAGAAATAGCCCTCACGGATGTCGAGGTCGAATTCGCGCTTCTGGTCCTCGCAGAGTTTCAGCCGATCGTTGGCCTCGTCGGACAGTTCCTTGTAGGGACCGTCGGCCGAGGCATAGACCGCAAGATTGTTTCTGGCCGCGAGCGCCATGTCAGAGCCTGCCCAGGCCGCGCAGCAGGTCGAGCTTGCGGCCCGCGAACAGCCCCGCGGCCGCGCCTTCCGTCAACGGACTGTTCGTTGCGGTGGAGCTGCCGGATGAGCCGAACGCGCGGTTGCGCCCGAACCGGATCAGCAGATCGCGGGTCTCGGCGCCGGTACGGTCCTGGATCGCGGTGATGCGATCAGCCCGGGCCTCCTCCTGCAGGCGCAACTGTTCCGAGCTGAGCGTCGGCTGATTCTGTTGAACCTGGGGCCCGCCCATCGATCATTTCTCCGCCATGGGCGAGAATATGGCGGTAGAGGGTCTGTGGCCGCAACGCACCCGACGGGAGGCCGATCAGATGGCAGATGGCGGGAACGCAATAAAACGGCCGAAAAATATAACTGGAAATATAACTCTGCCGCCGCCGATACTGCACAAGGTCCGCGTCAGCGGTTTGCTCCATCAGCCATGCCTGCGCGGCGGCGCTGTCCGGCAGCAGGATCAATTCCGTCCCGGCCAGCCGGATGTCGTAGTAGAGCCACAGATCGAGCGCCGGCACCCACGCGAACGCCGAGACGTGCTTGTAGCGGCCGACCGCGAGCAGCCGCACCCACCACCACGGCGAGGTGCGGTGGAACGCCAGCGTCCACACGTCAGGCTGGATTATCGGTGGCAGGACGCGGAGCATTGTGTTATCCGTTTCGCAGTGGGCGATGGGCCGGGACGGTCGGTCATCCCGGATAAGACCGAAGGGTCAAAGCCAGTGCACCACCCATCGCCTACGCCACCCTCCGCTTAGCCCCACCCGAGCGCTTGACCGTCAGCGGCTTCATCGCCGTCGCGACCCCCATGACCCCGCGGCCCTCGCCGCCGCCCATCACCAGTTGCTCCCCGGCTTCGCAGACGTGCGAATACTGGTTCTTCTCAGGCTCGTCGGCGTAGCGCTCGCCACTGACGCGAATTCTTCGCATGTGATAGCCGCCCGACATGCCGGTGATGAACGTCACGCAGCGCGGGTCGACCAGTAGCGCCGACGCCCGCCCGGTCGAGGAGCGCCGCATCAGCACCGCGTTCATCGCTTCCTGGCGCACCGACGCCCGGTTCTGCCCGTCCCAGTTTGGCAGCACGTTCATGCGGTGCTTGCGAAAGATCATGAACGGCGTGTCGTCCTTCGAGGTGCCGCCCCAGCCGCCGTCGGGCGCGCCCCAGAAATTGAACGTGAAGCCGGGATAGGTCTGCGCCAGGAAATTCTTGAGTTGCGGCGCGAAGTCGTCGAGGAAGCAATCGACGCCGAGGAACTCGCGCTGCACGAACCAGTCGCCGCGTAGCTGTTGGCCGATCAGCGCCGCCGGGTTCTTGCCGGACGGATCGATCCCGATCGTCACCGGCACGTCCTTGATCGGGATAAGCTCGCGGTCCGACACATGCACGTCGCGGCGGAACATCGGATAGACCGGCTTGCCGTCGACCACCACCGACGAGCGGTTCATGATGTTGGAATCGATCCACTGCTTGGTCTGCGCGCCGATCTTTTGCATGTAGAAGTTCTGCGCCGGGTCCATCGGGTCGACGCCGGGTTTGTGCAGGTACTTCAAATTCTCCGCTTCCGGGTTCGGCCGATAGCCCAAGAACGTGCCGCGGTCGTCGAAGTCCTCGAGCAGCCCGGCCGGCTGCGTGTAGAATGTCCAGTTGTCCGGTTTCTTGAGCGAATTGCGCTGGCTTTCCGTCATCCAGTCCGGCGGCGCCGTATCGCCACGCATGATCGGAATCCAGTGATCCGCCGGCGGGGCGTTGGTGTCGATGATCATGCCGCCCCATTCGCAGCCGCCATCCTTCACCGCGGGATAGCGCGGCGGCGATTGCCGCCCGGCCGCCTCGCGGATGACCGGGAACTGCGCGAACTGGCCCTCGTTGAACCAGATCAGCGACGTCTCCAACGATTTGAAATACGCCTCCGCATCGCGGATGTCGTCCATCGCCATGAATATCACGTCGAGCTCGAGCGGCCCGACCCGGATTTCATGCTGATACGGCCGCGTCTCGTAGAAGCGCCCGAACTCCTTGGGCGGAAACCAGTCGAGCCACGTCCGCAGCGCGGTCTCCTCGATCTTGGAATACGTCTCGCGGAAGATGTGCGCGCGATAACGCTGCTTGCCGTCATGCTGCCGCGGCTGCGCACACGCCGCGTGGTAGATGTGCTGGCAGCACGCCGACGATGTGCCGGAACCCTGGGGACCTTGGATTATTTTCACACGGGAGGTTCTATCTCGGAGAAAACTCCTAAGAACGCGGCCATCTGGGCGAAAAATCCTAAATCCCGTGGCTGGGTCGATCTCTATCACGTCAGTCCGTTTCCGACGCCATCATCGCCGCAAGCCGCGCGCAGCCGGAATTCAGATGATGATACTGCCCGCGGTGCGCCGTATGGATTTCAACATCACCGGCCGGATGTACCTCGACCGTGGCCAGTGCGGTCGTCTCGCCGGACTTCACGCGCGCAAGAACTTCCTCGGCGAGTGCAAGAGCCACATCATGGACTGGCCGATCAGCAATCCTGAGTTTCTGGACGTCGCTCATCACGATCACCGCCGGTGCCTTTCCTGCGCAGGTCAGCCGAATGCGCCCGCTTGTAGGTCTGAATGTCCTTGAACTTGCCGCCTTTCACGCGGACGGCATACAGCTTCGCGCCCCGCGATGTCCGATGCGTCGTGCGTTTCGCCATCAATACCGCCCGCCACGCGGCTTCCGCTTCACAGGCTTGCCCTTCGGCTTCTTCGCCATCACAACCTCCTGAGATAGAACACGCCTAATGTAATCCGACAGCGACCGACCATCTGCCCGCGCCAACCGCGCAATCGCAGCGCGCGTCGACGGCTTAAGCCGAAACGAAATACTCACCTCGGACACGGCCAGCCAACCCCACACTCGCAGCCCGTCAGCAGAACCCCAGCCGCAACAAACACCGCAAAGGTCAGCATCCCTGTCACATGCGGATGCCGAACCCACCACGGTTCAGGCCGGACCCACGGAACTGGACGTGGTGCTGGAAAAAAGTGGCCCTCGGAAATGTCGAGGTTGAACCGGCGGCGCTTGCTCGCCATCACTTCCCCCTGTGCTTCTTCGCCATGCCCCTCATCTGCTTCGCCATCCGCTCCATCTCCGCCGACATCTTCATCATCGGCTTAGCCATCGGCTTCATGGACATCTTCGCCGACGACGACTTCGATCCATGCCCGCGCCTGCTCGCCATCACCGCCTCCCCTTCCGCCGAGACCGACCAGCCTTCGAATACGCAATCGCCGCAGCCTGCTTCGCCGGACGTCCCTCTCGCCGCAACGTCCGTATGTTCGCGCTGATAACCTTCGCCGACCGACCTCGCTTCAACGGCATCAAATCCTCCCCAATAACTGCGCCCCTACCCAGCACGCCAATCCCGCCGCAACCAGATTGATCCGCGGAACCGGAACCGAAACCGCCGCCAAAATGAACAGCACCAAGGCAGCGATCAGCAGAACAAGACCGAGCATCACAACCTCCTGAGCATCCAGCCACCACGACAGCCAAGCAAAACGCACGCAGGGTCGCAACACCCACAGCGATAGAACGGAGAACCACCCAACCCCGCAAACTTCTCAGAGAAAAAAAATTCCGGGAGGTCAGAATGGGTTTCAGGTCCGTTGCGCGTGGTGAAGGGCAGTGCACGAACGGCGCGGCGTTTTTGCCCCCCGGCCCGGCCTGGCGCGATTTCCTGCGATCGAGGCACCCCGGGGTCGGCACTCCCCGACCAAGGGAGTGCTTCCCATTGATATGTATAGCCTTTCCGC